AATGCGGAAATTAGCATCAACATTTTCGTTTGGGAGAAGGACATGTATTTTGTCGGCAGGCAAAATCGGCGTATTGCCGTAATCAATAATTGTGCTCCTAACCGTCAAGTACTCTGCAGGGTCCTTCAGGTAAGCCAGCAATGCCTTAGCTCTTAAGTCGCATTCGTTGTCACTCCAAAGCTCCTCATCCGTTTCAGTTAACTCACGCAGCCCGTATGCTGATTGGCTGGCTGCATCTTCCCGAACTGCGGCGTACCTGCGCCCGCCAAAGTGTAAGCCGTCAACCCAGAAGTTGCCAGTGCCAACACCCGCGAAATGGCACGCTATTCTAACATGCTTAACCTGTGTCCAATCAAAACTTGTCTGAATGCTCTCCCAATCGCCCTCGTTGCCAACGCCAACACGCAGTTGGGTTGTTCGCCACTCGTCTGGTCCGATTGTAAGATTTTTCTCTGCGTCTTTGCCGCTTGTGTCAAACAGCGAAATTGTCACGTTACCGCTTAACGCTTTCTCAAGAAAAGCCAAAAACTCGAAGGTCGGATACAGGTTGCAGTTTACTTCTTTACCCGAGTTAAGCGTGAAAAGGCACGCGCCATAATAATTATTCTGCGCGTAAGTTTTGATGCTGCCAGTGCCCTTTGCTTTTTTAGTAGTATCGAAACTCACGGTGCCCGCTGTTGCAGTCCAAATGCCGTCCGCAGGAGTTAAACTCTCAGTCCACGAGTCCTTATCCGCTGGAACGCTCTTGTCGGCAATACCGTAAATCATAATCTTGTTTCGAATGCGGTGAATGTCCTTGCGGTATTCACTGGACTCAATCTTCTCGCTTAAACTCGCTGAGCTTGTCTTGCTGTTCTTCGGGAAAAACTCGAATTTGCCATCAGGTGCCACGCGGAAATCGTAGCCAATGATGCCGTTCTTGTCGCTGCTTTCAGCAACGTATTTTATGATGTCCCAGAGAGGCGTATCCGAGTACTCCAGCTTAGTGTACGTGGTATCCGTGTCCTCTACAAGTTCAGCGCCGCCACGTACATGGCTCAAGCCCGCATAGTAATCCAACAGGTCTTTGGCTATGGCTTCGCCTTTCTGTGAAGTGTACATTTTGGTTACGACTCTGCGGAAAAGTTTCTCGCCCCAGCAACGGCCAGAAACACGAATATAATTCTCCGTAGGCGAAGATTCGCATTGGACGCTTTCAACCCTGCAAGTGATAATTTGAGGAATATTTGTGCCTCGTCCAACATCAATGTGGCCATCCACGCCAACACTAATCGGTGAAGTGCCGCCAGGACTGTACTTCTTGTCCCAATTCTGCAGCTGCACCTCATAGCTGCTAGCCTCTTTTGAGCAGCCCAAATGAATTTTTAGGTCAACCACATCGCCCTGAGGCACGCTGACAGCGCCAAAAGCAAGCGCAACCTTGGGAACGTCAACGCTCACTACTCAACGCCTCTCCGATACAGCTCTGATTCGCCAACTCGTTGAATACTACGAGTACGAGAAGGCACCTCAGCAGCAGCATCATTGAAACTCTGAACGCTTGATGTGGCCGCGTTCATGCTGTTCGCGAAGCTCCACATGGCAGCTGCAGCCGCAACAATAACCGCGATGCCTACGCCTGTCAAAGCCAGAAATGTTGCGTGGCTAATGTTCAAGGCATTCTGGGCAGTGGTCGCAATCCAGCAGGCAGCAGCATAAACCTTTTGAGCTACGGCTAAGCCCATGCTTGTCCGCATGAACATACCCATAACCGTGACAACCATCATGGCGGAATTAAAGACCCGGGCTTGCTCATCGTTCAGCAAACCAAATTCATGCGCAATATGCCCGATTACCGTGCCAGTCGCACCTATACCAGCAATTGCAGCTCCCAAACTCTTAACGCGCGTAGCAAGGCTCTCAGCGTCAGTCTGAATCCTGTTGAACTCGGCGCTTGCACGGTTAACAGCCCTTATGGTTACGGCAATTTCGCGGAAACTCACAGGCCAGCCTCCGTTTTGGCCAGGTCCAAAGCCTGTAAAAACACGCGTTCAAGCTCTGGCAGACGCGCCTGAACTGCGGGGTGAAGAAAAGGCTTTGCCTGTGCGTAGCGCGTGCCGAATTCAACGCTAGCCGCATAGGATGCTTCCGCGCTGATTTCAGCTTGCCATTCTAGCGTTCGCGCGTAGATGGTGCTTCGCAAGTAGCCCGTCCGCACGGGCACGATGCGCGCTGCTTCTGCTTTCACGCTTTCAGCCCATTCTGCCAACCGCTCGTGCAGGTGCCTTTGCATTTCAGCGTCAAAACGTGCTATTGCCTGCTTGAATTCCTCGGCGCCCGCAAGGTCAAGGTTGATTTCAACGCTCATGCTTTTTTGCCTCTTTTTCTGTTTTTTGTCGTTCTTCCTCTGTTTGGCGGTCTATCTCGTTGAGGATGACGGTGAACTGGTGGATGGTTCTGGCGGGCTGCTTTGCGAGCTGTTTGGGGGTCCATCCGAATTCTTTGCATAGGCGGAAGTCTGTGATGGCTGGGTGTGGCTTCTGGCGTCTGATGGCGCGGATAAAAAAGCTGTTTCTTCCCTTGTCATGGCGCATAAGCCGTTGACGATTTTGGAGAGCAACTCGCCCAGCGGTATGGGGATGCCGTTCTCTTCGCCAAGTAACCTTTCCAGCGTTATGGGCGTGTGAGGCGGTTGCTCTTTGAGCGATGCCCATATGGTTTCAGCTTGTATAGCGATGAAGTCGCTGCTGAGCACTTGCCCTGATAGCGCGTGGTATCTTGTGTGTTTCTGGATAATGCGGCTTCGCTTAGCCCAAGTGAGCTCTTGGAAAACATACTTGCCAGCGTATTCCGCGCCATATTCTGAGCCGATTTCAACGGTTTCTCTGCGCATTCCCTTCCACCTGCTTTAGCTTATTGCCACGGTTTTGGCAACGAATGCTGCTTTTAGGCTGACGAGCTCCTCGACGCGTGTTGGCGTTGCCACGTTTTCCCACTTGCAGTTGCTGAAGACGGCTTTGTTGCTTCCGCCCAGCCCGAACTCTAAAGCGAATTCAGCGTCGTTGACTACGTCGTCGAACTCTTCTTTGCTTTCGAACTCGAAGACTAATTCACCTGATAAGTCGCGGTGCCTATGCGGCAAGTACCTCAGGATGTTCCCGTTTGGCGTGCGAATCACGGGCACCTGTTTGAGGTTGTTTTCGATTGTGAATTTCCAGTCTGTCACGCGCTCCAGCGTAGTCGTGTCTTTTTTGATGTAGCTTTCGTAGAAGGGCACTGCTCCAGCGTAATCCGCATAAGTAGCGCCCTCAATTTTGGCGGTTCCAGCGGCGAGGTCTTGGGCGAGAAGCTCAGCGCTGGCTTTCACAACATCTTCTATGCTGCATTCGACTGTGGCTCTTTGGAATTTGCAGCCCGTGTAAAGCAGCGAGATTATATCTGTGGCAGAGGCGAAAGCGCCTTTGTAGTAAAGCACTTGGATGCTCAGGGACTTTTCCAGTTCGGCTTTTGCGTATTGGAGGAAGTTTATGGGCGCGGTGCTTGGCAGCGGATAAGCGATTTTCAGGCTTGGCACTCGCAGTCCTTTCTTGACGGCTTGCAGGTCAATTGAGCCGACTCCGCGGAGTTTGATGTTGCTTGGGTTTACGGTTGGCTCTATGCTCTCGGCTGGAACGCCCAGCATCGACGGGTTCGTAGGCGTCTGCCCATAAGCCGTTTCTTCCACGTAGTAAACTCGGCTTTCGTGGGCACTGTATGTTTCAGGCATTTCCTATTTTTCACACTCCTATGTTCTCGAAGAACCATGACTTCACGGTGATTTCCGTTCGGAAAATAAAGGGCTTAACGTCCACACGGTCCAAGTCGCGGAAACCGACGATGTCGCAGTAGGTTACGCCGTTAACCGTGACCGTGCAGCTCACGTAGTCGCAATAAAGCGTTGCTGGAGTTGCGCCGTCACTGGCGTTTAATGTTCTGGCAAGAAACCACACACACCCATCACCGTCAATGTAATCTGCCAAGTCGGAAACCAGCGTTATGGTGATGGTTTCGTCGGTTCCGCCAGCGCCACCTGTTTGCGCGTTCTGCCAAGCACCTACAACGTGATTCCACACTTTGACAGCGACGCCGTCTCCGCTTGGCGCTGTGCCGTAGCCCTCAAAAGCCAAAACCATCTTCTTAACGGTTTTTTCTCTGCTCTCAGCCCTAAAGCGGAACAGCATAACCGTGTATTCGCCATTTCCGCCGTAGCTCACTTCGCAGCGGTCGTTGTCGCTGTACCAGAGCTTTTCGTACTGCTCGCTTGACAGTTCAGTCCAGCCTGAAGCGTAAGGCGAAACTTCGCTGCTGCCGCGATAAGCCCTATGCGCTTGCGCTGCTGGGCCAGTGTTGAAGAAATCGTAAAGCGTTTCGTTGGGTTTACTGCGGTTCTGCCTTACGGCGCGGTTGACTTCCTCCACGATTTTGCCGCGCATAACTCTGCCGCTCTCGCTTGCGCTTGGCGTATCGGTTGTCCACGCGTTAACTCTCAAAAGCGACAGGCGCCTTCGGGTTTTGCCGCTTAACTCGATTTTCTGGTCTGTGCTTTCAGCCAAGCCAACGGTCACTTGCCCATCAAAGCCTTTGAAAGCTTCAGTGTTTTGCCACTCGCTGGTGATGCTGATGCTGGCAAGGCCGCCGTCATCTTTGACCACGCGCATCTTCGTCTTAAGCAGCCTAGCCACTGTTGTGGCCGCGTCTTCTGTCTCGCTCATTGATTTATGAACCTCCTGCACATGGCTTTGCGGTAGGCAGTCTCGCCCTTGAAGGCGAATTCCTGCACGTTTAGGATTTCGTAGTCTTCGCCGTTTCTGCGTATTTTGTCGCGGCACCGCACAGGCGCGAAGACATGGATGACAAGATAATTATTCGTGACGTAGCCTGGCTCCAGCAGAATCTCTTCGGCTTTCGCTGGCAAGACTATGGCTTTTACGTCTATGCCCTCGCCGTAGGCTGTGCGTTCGCCCGCTTCCTTTATCGGGAAAAGCGTTAGGTTTTCGCCTTTGCCGTTCAATATCTGCGTGAACCGCGTTGCCGGCGCCTCATAGTTTAGGAACAGCTGTGAAAGCCAGCAGACAGTAGCCATAGCCTGCTTGTTCTCTACAAAACCGTAATCCGCTTGTTTGGCACCCCAAAACATGAACTCACTTTGATGCTTATCGATGGCGTTCACGCTGAATTCATAAGCAGACTTGTCATGGTCTCGGCGCATCTGCGAGAGAATTCCCGAGGTCACGTTGTCGTAATAGTCGCAGGCTGGTGTCCTCGCCACAACGTCGATGTAGCCTGCCCAGCATACCGCCGGGTTGTACGCGGGATACAATGGCGACGGACCTATGACGTTGATGAACGTGTACGCCTTTTGCACCGTAGTGCTCCAACCTTCATAATCGTAAAGGCCTAACAGTGCGTAAGCCAACGAGTCATCGAATACCACGCTGTCACTCGTGCCGGTGCGGTGCCAGCTGGCGTCTCCGCTGGGCGGCGGATCATAATAAAGGTAGAAGTCTTCGAGGCCTTGGCGGTAAAAGCCTGTAGCGTCTGCCATCATTGTTTCGTATTTGCTTTTGTTGGCTGGGTCTGATTCACAGAGCATTTTTAGGGCAATAAGCCCGTAGAGGCATTCAACATCCATCTGCCTGAGCCACGTGTCCGTGATGGTTACGGCTCTTGCGAAGCCGCCGTAATACTTGTCGTGAACGCCGAGCTGGCTGGGCTTGTGCTGCATGTTATAGAGAAAAGTGCCGCCCGCCAGTTTGGCGCTGTTCAAGTAATACGCGTTGCTCGTTAGGTCGTAGGCTTTCAGCAACGCAGGCACCGCGCGGCACGCGTCAACGGCGTAATAGTGCGTGCTGTTTTCGGTGCTTTTGAATCCGCCGTACCCTTGTTTATCGCTTTCAGTGCATTGTTGAGTGAGTAGCCAATCTGCGAGCTCCACGATTTTGCTTTCTATTTCAGCGCTTCGGTCGTCGAACTCTGCGTCGAAGTAGGCTTCGAAGAGAAAATCAACGGCGAAAGCCGCGGCGAACGCTGCTCTGCCCCATTCTTGGTCTGGCCCAGACTCGGGTATGACGTAAACGTACGGAGCATAATCCATTACGAACTGGTAATAGGCATCTGGAACTTTCCCCACGGGCTTATGCGCTCCTGACGACGGGCTGTTTTAGCCCGTTTAAAATGCGTTCAAGCTCCTGCTGGAGCACGGCTAAGGGCGGCGCCTTGTCCATGACGCTGACGTTTTGGTCTCCGACGCTGAAGCTTAAGCCAACCGCGGAACCGCCTGTTAAATAGCAAATCGCGTATATGGCGGCTAATAGTGTGATGAACTCTTTTTCCGCTTCTGTGCACGCGTTATAGTCCACTTCCCTGCCGAGTTCCAGCTCCAGCGTAACCTCGGCGCGTTTGACCATCTTCATGAGCTTAACGTCTGGAACATCCGCAGAGCTGACATTAATCGTGTCTCGCACATCGTTGAGGGATACGTTTGCCAAACAGCGTCAACCTCACAAACAAAAAAAGGCGGATAAGCCGAATTTAAACAATTTTCGCAATAAAAAAGCCTAATTAAAGCCTATTTAACTAAAAAAGCTTCTAAAGAAAGTGTTTTAGCCAAAACAATTAAGTCAAGCCTTTAATGAACAAGCTTTTCTTTTTCATCGCTACAACTAACAATGTAATAACAATAAGTAGTGGCAGAATTATCCATGTTGGAAACTCTGGAATTATGGCTTCGGTGTAAAACGAGTGCAGTACATCTGCGATTAGGTTTACCGCGAGGTTCAGCGATTCGCCGCAGCGGTTTTTAAACGTTGAGTCACTCCAGTCGTAGTGCTGGTCCATCCAAGTGCAGTTTAAATTTCCAGTTCCGTCGAAGGTGGTGTCGTATGCAAGTGTTACCGTAGCGTTATAAGCAGAAGTCACGCTCAGGTTCTCGTCAAAAACCAGAAAATCGTTAAAGTCGTCCGTGTAATTATTCGTCCGAGAAAGCACGTAGGATTCGTAGCTGCTGTGATGTATTTCAGTTCCCCATGCTGTGGCGCTGCCCATTACGTGCCCGAAAACAGCCAAATCCCCGATGTAATGCGCCACCATACCTAAGTGCATAGCGGCAGCACTGAAGTTGCCCGTTACAAAAGCCTGCTTAGCGTTCTCATACTCTTCCCCAGCACGAACTGCCGAGGCGTTGTTTTGTACCGTCCCGTTGGCATAGAAGTAAACGTGATGTTTCGCAGCTGCGTCACCTACACCGCCTGGCGTGTTCTTGTTATCAGGCAACTCTGTGCCGTAAAGATACCACACAAGGTTCTCTGTAAAAAACTGCTTCTCTTGCGGTGGCAGCCAGTTTAGGGCATGCTCCGCTATCCAGTCATGCGTGCCATAACCAGGATGTGCCGGGTCACCGCTGTAGCTGTCGTTGCTCCAGCCTGAAACTTTTGTCGCGCCAAAGCCAACTATCAGCAACGCGCTTAAGAGAACACACGCACATAATAAGACTGCTTGTTTTTTCGGCATGTCCTGCGCCATTATTCTTTTAGATGCGTTTCAAATTTAAGATTTTCTACTCGCCTGTGAGCTGCACAGCCATGTCGCCCAAGGTTAGGAAAAGCTTTGTTTTCTTGGTGCCTCCAACTCCAGCTTGAATGATTTCAACGAGATTAATGGTTTCGGTGATCTGCAAGACTTTGTTTACGGTGACATTGTCTGCAAGGCCCACGGAATCAGTGACTTCTTTAAGAATCGCTGAAGGCTTGCAGTAGCCAATCAGGTAAAAGTCAAGAACAGTGTTATCTATCCAACCCTCGAAGACCTGCCCAGCATCTAATCCGACTGCTGCGCCACGACATTCATTATAAGCGAAACGTCCATATGTTGAGTGGTCATCTGAACTGCCATTTTTTCGACTATCTCCATAAGGATTAGTGCTTGAAGAGCTATTTCTCATGAAGAGTATTGCGCCATCTGCCGCGGGGTCGGTGTCGTTTGTAACATCAATATCCGTCCACTGACTTGTTTGCGAGAGGCTTTTGTCAACTGGGTCAGTGAAAAACGTTATTGGATTTTTGGTGTAACCTATAAGCATAATATGAACAGCAGTATTACCTCTGAGACCTTCAAAAACTCTGTTTCCATCAACTCCACAGAGTTGAAATGTATAGCGGCGGTTGTACGTGCATCGTCCACGTGTCAGCGTACTTATACTTCCGTTTTTTCTTATTCCAACGTAATAATCTGTTGAAGTGCTGTCGTTGTAAAGGCAACAAACAGCACCCGTCGCACCTGCGGGAATGTCTCCGCTTGCGTCAATGTCTCGCCACGTATCATCAGCTGTAACAGTTTTTTCAATTGCGTTAGTGAAAAAACCGCAATTTTCGTCGCAGTAACCTATTAGGTAAATTTTGATGTTCGTGTTTCCAACGTAAGCCTCAAAAACCCTGTTTTCGTCAAGCCCAACGAAAGCAAAGCGAAAATAATTGGCGGGTAAGTTTAACCCAAAATCATCTGAACTGCCATTCTTGCGGGCTTCAGCTCGTCCTGTAGCGCTTGTATTAACTATTTTAAGTATTACGCCTGTGGCTCCGCTTGGTACACCATTGCCACTTACGTCAACGTCCTGCCAGCTGCCAGCAGTGCCAGGCGTCTTGTCGATGACGTTGGTGAAAAAGTTGAAACCGCTGCCCAAGGCTAAACACCCGAAACGCTCTGCAGGTATTCTTTGATTGCGTTATATTGCGGCTTTTTGATGTAGGCTGGTGCAGGCTTAATTATGCTCATAGTGTTCTCCCAGACGCCTCCAAGATTCCAGAAGAACGCAGCGTACGCGTTAGCTGCAAGACAACTTTTCATGGCCGCCTTAGTCCACTTCGCCATAAACGTTGTCTGCTGGTCCAACCTTGTCACGTTCGGATCAGCGGTCCAGTTGAACTCTGTTAACGCCACGGGTAGCTCGCGGCCTACGATGCCCTTGCATAGTTGCTTCAGGTCTTTAACGTCCGCTTGGATTTGCGGCGCATTCTGTGTCAACGTTGTTTGGCTCGGAAGTCTCCCCGAATAGTGCGCGTACCAATGGTATGATATGAACGTGTTCGCTGGGTCAATCAGGTCTTTGCACTGAGTTAACCATTCTGTGAACCATGATCGTCGAGTGCGGGGTCGGCCAGCTACAGGACCACCGTACAAAGCACGCGGGTTAACTTGTCTGCACGCCACTACAACGTCTCGCCATTTCTTGGGGTAATCAGTAGCACTGCACTTGCAGTATCCCGATATGTGCGGTTCCTTGCACACTTCATAATGATTACAGAGGTCTCCAAGCTGGGCAACAATACTTCTCGCTGCTGCCACATCGTACTTCAGAACTAACCAAAAGTCAAGACCGTGCTGTTTACACAATTGTGCAGCATTGATTATCTGTGCTTCAGTCATCGTTTGACGGTTCGTGTTAAAGTCGTGCTGCCAAAGCAAAAGGGCACGCGCACCCGAGTCCCTGACTAGTTGAAATACCGTACCGTTTATGAGGTCGGTGTATCGACCTCTTACGATGTATTGGTTGAATCCCCAAATAGTCAACTTCTCACCTCCTTAACCGTGATGCGTTAACTTGTCTGTGTGCAGTGACAACCGCCCTGCTAGCTGAATGTTATTTGAAGGCTTAATGTCCAAGTTTCGCCCGAAGCTTTCGTGCCTTTGCTGCTAATTTTGCGGTTCAGGTTTTTGCCCGTATCACTTGCAGCGTTGACAACAGTGTATTCCTCCCACGCGTAGTTAGCGTCGCCTGAGCCGAAGGTTGCCCGCCACTCCGCCGTCTGATTCGTTCTTGTAGGGTATGAAGTATCCATAGTTTTGTAGGTTTTGTTTGTTGATGCTTGCAACCCCGTCTGCGATGCGCTTTCAGCCGCGTTGCTGTCGCCAACACCAAGACGCGCGTTGCTGTTATCCCATTTCGTCGGTGTTCCAAGCCCGCAGATTATGTCGATGAGTTCGCCGAGACCTTCGTTTAAAGCAACGTTGTTTTCCCATTCTTCTTTGCCGATGTGCGAGTCGCCGAATAGTCGCAGTGCTTCTGTCATTGACATTCCCGCTTGTAGTGCCTTCGATGTTTTATTTTCGTGGTCGCGAAACTTGTCTATTCGCCATTTGGCTTTCCAGCTTACTTTATCCATTGTTTTTTCCACTTTTACTCCTCCTTTTTATTCATGGTTTCTCGCATAGTCAGGCAAGGCTGGCTATGTTCGAGCCACCTCTTTCAGTATACCACCCGCATCCCACGTGAACGTCAACGTGAAGATTGCTTCTACTCCGTCGTACGCCTTTAGGGTTGCTAAGGTGCCGTCAACGTTCCAGGTGAAGGCGAGCTTGGTTATTTTCCTACTTGGAGGCGGAGCCGTAAGGTTCATTAACGCGCTGTGAATCGCCCTGTACGCCTCATCGTACCTGCCGTAAGCGACCTCAGTCATCTCCATCCGCCTCGTAACTCACTGCTTTGCACCATCCACAGTAGCTTCAGGCTGCGCTTTTTCCCACAGTTCCCAGCCGAGCTTAACCGCGTTCTTGCGGAACTCTTCAGGGCGGATAAAGCCAAGCTCAGCAGCCCTAAGCATATCCGTCATGCTGGCTTCCTGTGTTTTGGGAAAACCCCAGTGCAAACGCGCCTGCGCTTTCGTCGCGTCCACGCCTTCCTGTGCCAGAACCATGTCGAAAAGTTCTCGCTCAACCTGGCGTTTGATGTAGCGTTGAATTGGCTTTATGAGCATGTTCTGCAACTCCAAAGCTGCTTTCGCCGAAGCTTCCGTAAAGCCTGGCGTGCTGAACAACCGCGGCAGAGGCGTTTCGCATCCGAGGTAAAACTGGTTTATCAAATGGTCAACGTAATATTCAAAACGCGCTCGAGGGTCAAGCGTTACTGGTCGTATGTCGCCTTTTCCGCTGTAGAAGAGCCAGGCGCCTTCTTCGCTGCGGTTCTTGATGGCTTGCTCAAACTTCTGAATGGTTCCCTCATCCGCCCTTTCGAGCAGAGCTAAAACATCTGGTCCAGCGTACTTCTCAAAAATCCTCGGCATAATTCGCTCTATTTTCGCTTTCATCCACGCAAAAGCTGGACGCTTGTCTGATTGGAAAGCCAACGAGTGCAGCAGGACTTGCAACACGCCTGTGCCGTAGCCAGAGAAGTCAAGACAGTTTATTCGCCAATGCAGTACCGCTTCGGCGGTGAGGTTTTCGCCGCCGTACGCCTGCCGCAGCTTGTAGCTTTCCACTTTGTACGGAATTTTGAGCGTTTTTTCTTCTATGAAGGTTTGTTGGATGCGTTCCACCGCGTCTACGGGCAGCCTGTGCAGCTCCGTTAGTTTTTCGGGTGTTAGTTTAAGCCAGAAGTCGTTTCCGCAGGCAATCAGCCCTCGTGCCATGTCGCAGAGCAACGCGTCCAAGTTGACGTTTTCGTTGAACCTGTCCACGATGCGCTTGGCTTCTCCTGCTTTTTCGTAGTTTTCGTCAACTGTCGTGTAGAACCCCGCGCCCACAGCCGAAGCCGCCAGCAAGTCAACGCTTGCCTTGCACGTGGGGTCGCGCTCATAAAGCCTAATCACGTCGGTCAAAGGAACAGTAGGCGTCTCATACACCAGCGCTCTTTGTGGAACAGCGTATCCGCTTTTCGCCTTTAGCGAGAAAGCGTCGGTTAATCGGCGCAGCACCTTGCTCATTTAAAGCGCCTCCAAGAATTTAGCGCCTTTCTCGGTTATCATGTAGGCGGCGCGGTGTTTCTGCTCGCTTTTCTGCACGTAGCCGCTTTGAACGAGGTAGCGGAATATGCCCTCGAAAGTGGCGTGAGTGCCAAACTTTCGGACGGTTCGTTTTTCGAGTTCTGTTCGGCAAAGAGGCTGCTTACTGAGTTCTTTGAGCACGGTTTTTGCCAAATGTAATCTTTCGGTTAAACGTCTCATGTGCAGACAACCTCTACGGGTTTTTGAGTGCTAAAAAAAAGTGGAGAATGAAGAGTGCACACCATCAGCACGGCAAGGTCTCTTCTGTCGTCAAAGCCGTAAGTGTTCATGGCGAGGTCAGGCGCGTAGGGCGTCATTTCAGCTCCGCACATAGGGCAGTTTTTCCAACAGTCACAGACGACAATGTCGCCCTTTCTGTCAGAATAATGCGCTTTGCCGCACAAGGAACATTTGCCTTCATACTTCGCCATTTTTCCCGCCCTACCTCCCGTCAGCTTACAACATGTTTGATATGTTGGTCATTTTCGCGATGGCTTTGCTGCGCAGAATGCCCACGCCGAAACGGGTCGTAGCCCTAACGCCGTATTTGCCGTTCTTTATGTCTTCCCAGTCCTCAACAGCTATGTCCCGTCTCAGCAGCATTACTGACGATAGCCGCGTGTCCAAGGCGTAGGCAACTCCATTAGGTACCAGAGTGCTGGCTTGAACACGCATGCCCAAAACGCTTGTAACGGTTCCCTGCTCCAAGTCTGTCTGTCCCGCTGGCAAGTACTGTGCGTGGATGAACTTGTCATCCGTCAGCAGCTGATGTAGCTGCACTTCGTTTACGGCTAAGACTGTTGGTCTCCAGTTTTCCCCTCTGACGGCGTTGTGAAGCTTGACCAGACCGTTCCAGTTCATGGCTGCTCCGCCCTGGTTTATCGGCGCTCCGCCAGCCAAATCCGCGTCAGCGATAGCTCCGTACAACGCTACTATCTTATTTGTTTCCTCTTCGCCTAAGGCTCTGCCGACCTTTTCCACCATGTTGTCCATGACGTTCCACGTGGCGTCTTCCAGAAACTCGCGGGTCCATTCCTCTGAAGCTTCGGAGAGAACGTTCGTGTAAACGTCGACCGTGCTGTTCTTCTTGCCGCTTAAGCGTGTTGCTGCGCCTTCCGCGTAGCGGTAAGCCACAGCCTTCTCGTCTAGGGGAAAGCGCTCCATCGCTTCGGTGGTAGGCCGCACTGTGATGATGTTTCTGCCTATCATTTCGGGATAAGCAGCCTGTACAAGCGTGTCGTGCAAGCGTCCTAACGCGCTTACGGCGTCGCTGAAGAGTCCTTCTCTGACGCCGACTTCGCAGTAACGCTTCAGAAACGGATGCACACTCGTCTTATGCCTTAGATTTTCAATGTGTTCTTTGAATTCGCCGTCTCGCTGCATTAAAGATTCAAAAAGTCTCGGTTTCATGGCAAATCCCTTCTACACTTGGATGAACAGCAAGTCGTCTGCGGCTGTTGCAGTTTCTAGGGCTGTTCCGAGCTTGCGGTTGTAGTAGATTGTGTAAGACGCTGTTCCACCTTCGTTCACGGCTTGGTCAGCCAACTGCAACACTCTTTTTGAGGCGTCAGCACCGTAAACCGCTTTGCCGCGGGTTATGGCTCCGCCAGCCTTGACTTTGACTCTGCCTTGAATCAAGACTGGACATTGCTCGCCAGAAGCAGCGCTTTTAACAGCTACGCCTATGCAGTCTTGGGCTGCGGCTGCGGGGGAAACCTTGTTGTCGGCGCTTAAGTAAACAGGGTCGCCTTTCGTTACGGATGTAGCGGCTTCATAGGATTCTATG